AAGTCTGAAGTACGCAACATCTAGGTCAGGGACGTTTACTCGCCAGCAAACTCCTGCCAAAATTGAATTGCAGAAGTTGTTAAAGATGGTTGTGAGTCCAGCAGGGAATCCCGAAGGGTTACCGTGCGAATCCATACCAACCCAGTTGTTGTAAATGAAAGGTGTACTGCAGGCCTCGCGAATTATTACTCGCCTCACTCTTTTGTTCTCCTCTGAGTCATCATATAGAGCATTGATGTATTCTGCGAACAGGTCGAAGAATTGCGGGCAAAGAGTGGAATCATACGCCGTGTAGTCCACATCGAAAGTGCCAAGGGCGCGGTCAATGTCATCTCCAAGCGTCAACCACATCTCCATGGGGTCAACCCCCATTGCCGTCCTGGTCTTAGTCCAGGGTGCCGAAACGACCGCATTTCTGAACCTACCGAAAAACATGCACGAGACAACCGAATAATCGAAAGGTGGAACCATGATGGTACGAGGCTTTCCAGCACTGACTTTTGAACTCTTGATGAGCTCGTCAGGCTTGATTGCCATCGTCCACAAGGAGTCGCATGGGATGAGCGACTTTTTACCCAACTCAATTCTTTCTTCGACTGCCGCGTTGAATTCCGGGTTATCCGCAACCAACCTAGCTCTACCGTCTTCCAAGTATACTTTGCTAATGCATCCCAGCTTTCCTTTGCCGGTAAACACGCGTTTCCACTTGTATCCAGGAGATGTCTCAACTTCAGCGATCTTGGACCCAATATCCTCGGGGTCTTCATTGATAGCTGTTTCCATATCTAGAACTTCCATAACTTTTCCCTCTTCTTTGAGCCAACCTTTGGTATAGGAGATAAGCTCCTCACAAGCGGCTCGAGTCTCTTCATCATATGCCCATTTCGTTGGGACGTCGTATTTCTTGAAAATTCTCTCATGGAACCCCTCGCGCGCTTCGGGCGCTATGCGGGAGTCCCGCTCGTGCAGGATCGTCGGTGTTCTCTCGGGCGTGCCGAGGAGTCCGATCGTCGGCATGGGAGCATAGGGTGACTTTCCACCTCCGCTGGATGCGCAGGCTTTGGTGACCGCTTTCTCCACAGCGACTAGTCCTGATGTGTCGGGAAGCTTCGCCTCCCGATCTTCCACGAGCCACGTTGAATGCAACTTTCCGTTGCTGTCTTCGTCAATGCCAACAATTGAAATATTGGCTACCCTCTGGAGAACGCTTTCTACTTCTTCCTTCACGATCATGGCCGACTTGACCTCTTGCCGTGGGGAGTAGACTCCACAATGAACCCCGATGAGTTTATTACTCAGGGCTCCGTCGGATGGGATCCAGGGAGACCCACAGTATCCTGGCTTGGATGTACCGTAGGCGTTCCACACTGAACCGATTCCGATTATGCGCTCTCCATGATGGGCTTTAAACACCTCCTGATAAGTCAGATCCGTGTAGTGATGTTCCTCAAAACTGCTAAGGTTAGGTGTAGGGACTGGGACTTTAACCGTAGTGGTGCCCTTAAATCTCCTTGCCTCCTCCAGAGTCGGGAAATACTTAACAAGTGACTTGCATGCCGGGAAAGCGGTACCGAAACTAACAAAACAGACATCTCTGTCGTCTGCCGTTCCATCGCCATGCGATCCCAGAACATAAACATTCTTCGCAACAACATTCACGTCGTGAATCGTGGTAACACCCCTAACCCTTCGCGTCAGCTTAAGATTAGGTTTATTGACCAGACTCAGAACAATGTGAACGTTCATCATTATGATGGTTCCGTGTACTGCGATTCCTGTCTCTGCTCTACCCTCGTCATTTCCAATGATCACTACATTATCTCTGATTTTCTCATAAGGACTGATCTGGTCTGTAACCTCGTTTCCAATGGCGTGTGTCTCTCCGTAAACTTCTGATAGTGTCTTCACACCGGTGCGAGCTTTAGGTTGAATAGTCTTCTTTCCTCCTCCCGGAGAATTGCGGTATTTACCCTCAAGGATTCCCTCATCAAGGAGGGATGCCGAGGGGGTCTTCTCGCCAAAGAACCATTTCTTACCTGCTTCAACACCAGCAGCAAACACGTAGATGCTCTGGATAAACAGAAAGATTTCGATAACCGAGCGAAGAATGATGGTAAGCTCAAAGGTTACGTCTCTCTCGTATTTCCCGAACAAATCGAGTTTCGTGGTAAACCAAAATTTGACGTCCCACGAATCTGTGATGTTCAAGAGAACCTTGCCTTCTCTATTCCAGTCAAGCCACATGCTAAATCCTCTACTTCCTCGCACGAATTGCTCAAGATCGTCGAGCATGGTGGTCCCAATGTCTGGGGTCGGGACCGTAATCGTTGCGAGTCTTTGGAGGTAATAGACCAGTCCGGGGTATCCTTCATAACTTTGCCTCTGGAGAAGGCTCAATCCGATAAAAGTGAGTTGTTCTGATTCGGTAATGTAATGATGTTGGTCCAGAATGTGCATAATCTTATACCAGTCACAAAAGGCGTTCGCCCTAATGAACCAGTTAATCGTACTATATCCAAAAACGGGTGTCAAATCCAAGTGGTACATTCCATTGACCACGGTGATCTTCGGCAAGGGGCCTGAATTAGCTAGTTGTTTCAAAACGGTTTTGTTCAGTTGGAGCCCCTTGCGATCGTACCACGCTTTAGCTTTCTCGTAAGATTCTT